TTTCATCTTTGAACTTCCGCACTTTGGCGTAGAAGTTTGCCCTGGTTGTCTAGCACATGGTTTGCCTGCCCATTTTCCTCCCAACTGAACCCAACCTTTTTTGCCATCAGATGACTTTGATTTGTTAAACCAATCATGAAGACCCTCATCTCCTGATTTAGTTTCTTCTTTCACATCCTTAAATTTTTTATGATGCTTTTTGGCATCTGCTTCCATTTTTTTCAAACGAGTATAATAATCAGGAATTTCATCTAAATGTTGGAGAGCAATATCTCTTGCAAGATCATGATCTTTTGTGTGCTCATGTTCAATAGGTTCACCCATATCAAGTTGCTTTTGTATGAAAGAAACCTCAAGACGATGTTTCTTTGCAATTTGCTCAACTGTTTTATGTGTCTTGAATTTGGGCATTATTTAACTGATTTTGATTTGGTTTGCTCGCCTTTTGCTCTTTTTTTCCTTCCCGCACAATGAGCGCGTTGTGAAAATCCTTTTGGATTGGAGCAATCAATACTCTTTTTATATTTATTAGTCCATTCTTCTACAAACTCTTTAAATCATATCATCTTGTGTTTGATACTTTAACAATTTTGCTAATTCTGCTGTAGATCCCACAAAGAGAGCGTTATTAACAGTTGTCGGTCCTTTTTGATTTTCTTCTTCAATATCTTTTAATTTCTTTTGCAAATCCATTAATTTATCTGTTGCATCAGCTACGTTTTTTATTAATTGGCCCGCAACTTCGTAAGCCCTTGGCATTTCACTTTCTTGGGCAAGTTCCAAAATTCCATTAATAGCTTCTTGACCTTTTTCGATTAATGAATAAAGATTACCTCTAGTATAATCATAATCTTTTTTGATATCATCTACAGTGGATGATATTTTTTCGACCTTATCTATAATAGTTTCTGCATCAGTTGAAACAATTTCTCCACTGACATTGAAAGTATTATTAAGTTTATCAAACTTTTTTGTCATTTTCATATGTGTTAAAAAGTACTTCCACTAAATCCAAAATCATCACCTTCTTCGATTAACAAATTATCTGCCGAAGTAATTGATTTCACTGCAGATCCTGCTAAATGTGGAGTGACGGTTGTACCGTCTTTTCCTCTTTCTACGGTAAGAATATTTCCAGATTTTGATTGTACATATATCTCTTCTCCCTCAAGATCAAGATATGTATCTGTTGAAATGGAACTTGCGTCGTTTACCGTAATTAAGATATCTTCTACTGATATATCTTTAGTTAAATTGGTAAGAATAGTGCCTGTATAATTTTTAATAGCTCTAGGTTCTACAGAGTAAACGACCTCTCGTGTTGGTGTTGATGTAACATCTCCTGCAATATAACCAATAGATGCTTTTTTGATAATATCCTTTGTTGCCGAGGAAACTGGTCCAAAGATATAAGTTTTTGCGCTAAATCTTAATGTATAAATTAAGACTCTTCTTGTATTGAAATCACCCTCATAATCATCTTGCATTGTTATATTTTCTAAGATTACGGGAATATCTCTTCTTTCATTGATTGTATCAACCAAATCTACTGTCATTGTGTATGATGGTTGAAAATATGGTAAAATTTGCTCCACAATTTGCAAAGCATCGTCATTTAATTTGGTCATAATACTGAGTTCAAATTGCATATTATATGGAACAGGTAAATATGCTTTTTTTATTTCTGAGCCATCTGTCTCAGATTTTTTTATAAAAGTTTGAGTTGTTGTTGATTTTCTAGTTGAATCGTAAGTTAATCCTATAAATTCAAAAGACATTCTTGGTAATGTCATTTGAACTGGTTTACTTAGGTTCGGTGACTGATTTATCCTTGCAAGAAACTTTTGAGTTGGTCCGTATGCAAGAGGAACTTTAATTACACTTACAGTCTCGTTATCACTATTTGTATGTTTAATGCTTATATTATTAAATAATGAACCAAAAGAAATTACGGTTCTTCTTAGAATTTCGTGATAAAAATACTCAAACATATATCTAACTTATAATACTACTATTTAACTAAATTATAGAAAATATTTATAATAAAAACTATGGCATTCCAAATGGATTTATTTCGCTAAAGTCTATTATGTCATCTGCCTCCTGTTCAATTTCATCATTTGACGAATACCTTCCCTCTACAGGTGGAGTGCTTATAGATTTTAGGTAATGTATTGCTCCTGACTCTGATCCAATTATACTCTCCCCCAAAATAAATCCACCATCAACTCTCGAAACTTGCAATACGTTGTTGGTAGAATTCCAAGATCTAACTCTCGCAGTTATTCCACTTTGAGATCCGGTGACTATTTCATTAAACACAAAGTCTCCAGAAGAAGTAAGATTTGGATCTCCGATAGTAATAATTGGAGCCTGAGTGTATCCTAAACCAGTATTTGTTAGATAAATTGCTGTGATAGAACCTCCAGCAGACACTACTGCTGTTGCGGCAGCTGATACTGTGCAAATTCCAGTAAATGTTATTGGTGGGGGTAATATATATCCAGAACCTGAATTTGATATGGAAACTATACCAACAACACCAGTTCCTATTGATGCAATTCCAGTTGCTCCTTTTCCATCTCCACCAATAAATCTAATTTGTGGAACTGAGGTATATCCATAACCAGAATTCACTATTTTTACACTTTGAACAGATTTTGATTGTGAACCTATATTTTGATTACAGACAACTATTCCTCCTATTAATTCTGCAACTGCAGTCGCAGTTTTCCCACCACTTGGAGCTGATGAAATTGCGACAGTTGGGGCACTTGAATAACCACCTCCACGGTTTGTAACTGTTATATAAGTAACCCCACCATTTACGATAGTTGCCATAGCCGTTGCTGTTACTGCAACTCCAGCCATTGTTAAATTTGTAATATTGCCAACAGGTGCTGTTTCTGAAGAACCTACACTCTCACCACTAATAAGATTATCTATTTCATCTACACTAGTATCAATAACTTCATCTTCATATCTAAACAACTCACATCTCAATTGATAAGTATATAAACCTTGTAATTGGTAAAAGGGTTTTTCATGCTCAACATACTTAATTTCAAATAAACGTTTGCCTAGTGGAAAATAGACCAAATCCCCTTCTTTAGGTCTTGTATTTAATTTAATATTTGGTTTGTTTTCTATTAGAGGTGATATATAATTGCTAAATCTTTCTCGGGATATTGTTAACGTAATCTCATTTAGTGCTTGGATTCCAAATTTCGATAAAATAGTTGGGTTATCATTATAACCATCATAAGTATCGACATAAGCTTCTATTGGATATGCGTTATTAAATTCTGATTCAATGACTTCTTTAATTACAGTTTTTTCTGTTATATAATTTCTGGGTAAATAATGTATCTCGACGCCATACATTCTCAATTGCTCGTTTATCAGATCTTGAATAAGACCTTGTTCTGATTTAGAACCCTGAAGAAAAAATGGATTAAGCATATTACCCTATCATGTCAAATGGTGGAAGTTCGTAAGTATTTGACATTTTTTCCATTAAAACATCTATTTCTTTTTGTGCATCATCATACATTTGTCTTCCGTTCAACTCAACTCCTCCAGGAAGTTTCACTCCAGTAAATTTCATCATATTTTGTCCCCATTGCCTTTTTATAAGAGAAGTCAAATATGGTTTTAAAAATGAATCATTCCAAATTTTTGAATAGTCATTTGGATTTAAAGTTGAATAGCAATCAATTACTAAAAATTGCTCCGGTCTTACGGATGACCAGTCAATATCCAGATATAATCTATCTTGTCTTTTATTAAATCTTATCTGTTTTTGTGTGTTTAGTAAAAAATCCAGATCTTCTAGATAAGTTTTAACCATAGCATAACTAAGAAGTTCTGTTGTTCCCCAATAATAAATATCATTCAAAAATAATTGATATTTAACACTAAACATATTATGGGTAATTGTATTTGCGCTATCAAAAAGAAAAATTTTATTTACTCCAATAATATTGTTAGGAACTTGTAAATAATTACTATTTTCGTAATATGTAAACGTTGTTGCACTACCAACAATATTTGTGGTAACCGAATTTTCTACAATACCTGGAGAATTTTCAATGCTTCCGTTATATCCAGCTCTTCCTCTATCAATATCACTTTGATTTATTTTATACTTGTAAAAAGTTGGATATACACCATCAAAATGTCTTTCTTGAAAAAACTGAATAGCATCGTCAACCAAATCTTCAATCTG